ACTCCAACAAGTGCCATTGTCGATGCAATCGCTGACGTCGCCGCCACACCGAATGTGAATTTCAGATACAAAACCGCACCTGCGAACACCAAAAAGGTCGCAGTCGCCGCCGCAATTGCCAACTCCATACTGCCTGTTTCGTTTTGAACAAGTTGAAAAACACCAACAGTCGCTGTCAGTATTCCTAACGTTATCGCGACAGTTCCGCTGAAGAATACGAACGCGGCGGCGGTGACGAGGACTGAGGCGGCGAGAATGTCGAACAACGCCGCCAACCCTTCTTCATCACCCTCGCCTGACAATATCAACACAAGACCCTGAACCGCGTCATGAACGAAGCCCATATTTTCCGTGAAACCAAGAAGAGGTGTATTCGCGCCATCAAAGGCTATGGATAACGCGGCAAGCGCGAAACCAACAATGAGGAATATCGAAATAAGAGAAAACACGCGCGTAGCAAGACGAGTAAAGATGTTATTTGACTTAGCCAATATCTTGTTGTTCATCTTGGCAACTCCGCCAAACATCATCTTTTGCGCGATTAACTTTTGAAGAAGCGTCATTTTGCCGTCCAACGTTTCATTCTCTTTGTCGGTCATCGCTGAATGATTTGCAATCTTTTTCGTGACGTTGCTGATTGATGAAGCGAATCCTGCGAGCGAGCGAAGAATCCCTGTAATAGGGCTTTTTTGCATTGCCGTACTCAATTTCATTTGTTGCTTTTCAAGAATACCCATCTTCTTTGAAGCGTTAAGACTGACGACACCTGCTTGTTCCAACTGTTGAATAACCTTCTCGGTTACAGTCGCGACGTCAGCCAAATCTCCTGCCATTCTTACCACCCTTCGCTGTGAGGCATCGGTCCATGTGTTGAACCTACGCGACGCTTGCTTTTCGCACCATCGCTCGCTTTCTTAATCTCTTCGGCCTTCAATTGTTCAGCCGCACTCGCCCAAATGAATGATTTTTCAAATGCGCTTATGTTCATATCCCATACCTCTTGTAAACTCAACCCATAATGTTTCGCGACAAAATATGCCGCCGAATCAAACATCATGTCTGTCGCTTCGGGCTTTGGATTCTTGAAGAAGTCAACCGCTTCTCCTATTCCGTCAGCCCATCCGCTAAAGGGTTCGCCATCAAGTCTTGAGGTTGAGGAAGAAGAGCGATAATCTGTTGAGCGACGAAAGGTCTCAACGACAACATTTGCGGAATGGTCAGGCGCGGTTCAGTCTTTTCAATGGCTTCTGCGAACATATACTTCCAATATGCCGCCAAGTCAATATCGACTGTTGCGTTCGATTTAATGGAGACAAACGATTTAACTGCGTCTTGAAGTTGCATGAAGGATAATTCCCTCACCCACACTTTCATTACAGCGTTATCATCGTCTTCATTTACTTGTATTTCATGCTCCGTCGCTTGACTGTTCACCAACAGGCTCGTCAAGTCCGCTATCGTTTTCGTGGTCATTTTCATCACTTACTGTTTTTTCTTCGCTTGTCGCGGCCTCTTCGGAGGGAGCGACTTCTTCCACTTCAACTGCCTCTTCGGAGGGGGTATCGGCTTCAATAAGGCGAGCGATGAGTTCCGCCTTTGTTCCTGTGACAGGAAGACTGCGCGCTCGTAGGAGTGCTTTGAGTTCTTCAACAGTCATGGAGTCGTAATCTGTTCCTTGTAATTGGTCAGGGAATGGATTGCCGTCAGTCTTTGCGGCTTCGGGATTGAAGATTTCTTCTTCAACAGGTTCAGCGATAACTGCGGTTTCAGTTACAGCGCGAATACGCAATGGTCGTTCATCGCCTAAGTGCATACTCTTCATCAAGCACACGACCCTTTATCCATACATTCAGCACACTTTTTCTTGCCGCAATCATCGCAACATTTTTTGCATGACCCGCTTTTTCCGCAATCATCGCACACTCTCTCATCTTTCATGAAATACCATGCGTCGCGTATTGCCATAGGCATACCTGTTTTCACACCCATACCTCGCAAAGTCTGTTTGAATTGTGGGTTCACTTGGTCGAAAGCACCCATGCCTTGAGGCATACCTGCGGGTCCCATCTTTGGTTGGCGATTCATAAAGCGTCCGTAATCTTTGCTTTGGAAACCGCTTGTTTGCGCCCCCACTCCACCTGCTGCTTGACGACTTAAATCATCAACTCGACCGACAGTTGGTCGCGGTACTGCTTGAACTTGTTGTCCAACGTCGTTAATCCTTGCACCAAAGTGTGAAGAATAATTGTCTTCAACATCCGCGCCCATATCTCCTACTTCTTCGTCATCATCAGGGTCAATTACGGTTGGTGTGTTCCTTCTGCGTCCGGCCACTCTGTTGCCAGTTCTCTCATTATACCCTCTAAACGGACGCGTTTCGTCCTGCATATGACGCCCTCTTGATTGTTGCTTGCCTTGTTGGTCATTACGCCTATCATCATCTTGATAGAAATTACCGGGTTCCATCCCTTCTTCACCTGCGTCAGCACCTTCGCCTTGTAAGCGAGCAACGGGCATTCCATATCGGTCGCCCCTTCTGTTTATATTTACAGGTCTTGATTGTTGAATAGCGCGCGGAACAGAAGTTGGCACATCGTCGGGGTTTAATCCTTTGACACCAAACCTCTGTCTATCGCGGTCGTTTATATTAGTGTTAATTCTAAATTCTTCGTCGCCTTTCAGTAATCCCCATGCATCATTCATTATGTTCATTTTGTTCACCTCACATGTGTAAGAACGCGTCGCGTGAAATAACGCGAACGTGTTTTGGTTTGATTTTCAATTCACTCTTAATGACACCTTTGTCTTCAGGGATTGGGAGCGGTGCTTCTGTAATCAGATAGTCGTCGATGATAATGACGACCTCTTCGCGATTGTTTCCTGCACCTGCTTTGGTCAGGGTGAGCGTGATTGGTTCGGTGAAGTCATGAGTGCGGTTGGTTCTGAACTCATGCCAAATAAGCGGGTCAGATGCGATAATGGTCATCGACAAATCGTATTCCATCGTCTTTTCAATCATGATGTTCGCGTTGCGTGAACCACCGAACGGTATTTGCTCAAGTGAATCTCCTGCTGTATTACGATTCTCGGCTTGACTGTTCCCGCGAATCGTATAGATGGCTTCGGAATTATTGTTGCCACTCAAGGCAAAGTTTGTGACTTGCGCAATATTTACTCCAAACGAACTGATTTGACCGTTGTAAAAGAAGAATGGTTTTTCTGTATTCGGAGCGATACCTGCTTTCTTTCGATTGACGACGCTGTTGCCTGTATTCTCAAACATTCGGTGCGCGGTGTATCGGTCTCCTTTGTTAGAATCTTCAAGACGTCCTGTGTCGGTGTAGCAATACAACGCATCGAAATTGATTGACAATTTGACTTCTGCGTCAGCGTCAGCCGCAAGCGAGAAGTCTTTGACTTTGCATCCTTTCCAAATGCGCGTCAGTTGTTTGCTATCATTCGCGGAACCGGGAGCGGCTTCGTTAGCAAGGGCGTCAGTTGTGTTTGCGTTAAACGAACCAACGTTGTGTGTGCGAATGCTTGACTCAACAGCAAACGTTGGGAGAGTTGCTCCTGAAAACAACAATCGCGATTGACGGTTGGTAATAGTTCCAAATGTTCCTGCGGCGGTATCAAAGTGTGGTGAGCCGTTGGATGATGCCGCATCGTATTTTACGCGCTTACAGGCGTATCCTGTGTGGCTAAACGAAAGTGGTTCTTCAAGATGGATTCGTCGCGTTGTTGTGTCAATGTATAGCACTTGACGGATTTCGTTTCGCTCGACTTCTTCCATGTCGATACCTGTGCCGTCAGCACCCCATTTCTTTGAAGATGCGGCGGGTGTGTCCTTCGGGAACGGTGTTGCTGTTCCATCAACGATGATGATGTATTCACCTGCAACAAGATTGGAGAGTGTGCCTGTGTATCCGATGTAAGTGTCACCTGCGGCGATGTCGGCGAACGATGTGGACGCGGTTGGGTTGCCAGTCATAACAGAAGAAGGCACGTCAATGATTTCGCGACCAAGTGAGTAGTAAAGCCAACGTGCGCTGTTCATCATTGTTTCAAGCGCACCGCCTGTGTTCTCAAATCGTTGAGGCTCTTGGATGACCACATCACGACCGACACCAACAATGTGTGCGCGCCTTTCTGTGACTTTGGTTTCAGGGAGTGAGACGGTCGCGGCGAGACCGATGAATTGGTCGGTAAGGACAGATTCATCCGCTGATACCGCGTTAGCATGGAATGTCATACCTGTGTCAATGGTTGGTGTTCCAAGCGTGCTGATGACCAATTCATCACCTGAATTTGAGGATTGACCCAACGCTTCTTTTAAATCGCGGTCAAGAATAAGCGTTGTCCCTCTATTCTCGACGATAGTGTAAGAGTTACCTGTGGTTGCGTGGTTATCGAGATTGAATGACCCACCACCAATGATGCGAAGTTCTGACCCAACGAGCATACCTTTGGGATAGCGCAGGTTGGACGAAGAGTCAAAGAACCCTTCACTTGCGCCGCTGAAATTTATCTTGTTGCGGTCGCTTCCATCGACCGCGAATTGAAGCCCACCGAACCCGCCGTGTGCGAGAACGATGCCGCATTCTTTTCCGAATGTCACTTCGGATAAATCACCTTTATACACAGTTGATGCCATATTAAACAGTCCGCCTTACCTTACGCGATGAGTTCCGAGAAGATAACGATTTCGACCTGAAAGGTCATACGATGTAATCTTTTTGTTCGGTCTGACAAGTCAGTCCGTTGTTTGTATAACAAGCGGTCGAAGTTCGCGCCGTCTCCTTTTCGTTTGCTGTGAACAATGCGTCGTATCTCATCCTCAATTTTCATGAGTTGAGTTCGTCCTCTCATTGTTCGCGCATCAACAGTAACGTTAATTCGTGTGTGGACAAAGTCGTAAAACACTTCAGGTTGCTCTTCGTTGTGAACAGTCTCATACAAAAGAATCGCGTCTTTACTTGTCAAATCAAGACGCTTACCACGACCTGCCTCGATTGTTGTAATGTCTTCGACAATTGGCGTTCGTTGGTTCGTGTTGCCACGATTCCAATTATCCGAGAGGATTTTCTTGATGAGTTCAACGGATTCAAGAGCCAATCAAATCCCTCCCAATCGGTGATTCTGACCGCGCCTGTTTCTTTGCGGCTTCGACGATGTTCTTGTATTCAGGGTCTTTCTCGCTCATGATTGTGCCATCTTCCTTGATGATTTGATTGTCGCTATTAACCGCCGCTCCGTAATCAAGAGCCGCCGCATCAAGAAAGATTCTCCCCTTGTCTGTAAAGATGCTTGCTTCGCGCACCTTCGGAAGGTCTTCACGGAGAGCATCCGTAAGTGCTTTCTTGAAGGCTTCTTTCATATCACAACACCGTCATAACTTCTGTATAGCGCGGTAGTGTTTCAGCCACCTGCGCTTTGAACAATTGGTATTTGCTTCCCAAGTCCACGTTCTGTGTTCCTTCGGGCAACAGCACGCTACGGTCGTCAGACAGAATCAAATCCATCGCGACCAACTTCGTGCATACATCTTCGATGGCCTTTTCGACGTATCGCTCACCGTAAACATAGGACACCTTGACAGCGTTCCATGAGAAGTAAGGATAGGAGTTGTTGAAATAAATGACACCCAATTCGTAATCAGCCCACCAATCGCGAAGACGTGCTTCGTCACCTGTGGTCGTGCCGACGTAGTCAATCTTGAACTTCTTCTGATTGAGTGATGCACCGTTGGTTGCCGCCGCGCTAATATCACCTACGAGGTCTACGACACCATTGAGTGTTGTTCCTGTGATACTGGTGTAGTATCCGTATGTTGCGCCTATGTTGATGATTCCGTATGGTGCGAGTCCTGCGACACTCGCAACCGTGATACTTGTCGCTGTTGAAGAAGATACAGTCGTCGTCGTATCGGTCGCTCCTGTAAACGTCACACCGCTTGATGTGCAAGCATATGTCGCGTTCTCACCTGCTTCACCACGACGCATAGAGGTAATCTTGACTTGACCACCACCATAGTCAGCGTTTGCGGAAGCCATGAATTCGTGATGCACGTTGGCTGTAATCGTCCCATCTATTTCTGTCACGTCTTCAAAGACGAAAGATGGACTGAACAATGTCGCTGATTTACCTTTGCGCGCATCTTTGTTAATAACGTCGGCCAATTGCTGTGCTGTGCTAACATTGTCGAATTGCGCTCGGAACTTTGATGACCCATCACCTGCTGTGAGTGTCGCGACACCACCCCCACCGGGACATAAGAAGACTTTATCGGTATCAGCCGTGATTTGAGTGAAGTCGTTAATTTTCAATCGGATTTCAGCCGCCGCAATTTCGCGATAGTCAGCACCCTGCCATATCTCAAGGCGAAGAATTTGTTGCGCGTTGCGGAACATCAACGGAACAGAACCAACGTAATCGGTATAGTATCGTCGTCGGTATGGTTTGTATGTGTCGAAGTTGAGGTATTCAGCAGTCTGCAACATAGGTCGCCATGAGTTGTTTGTGAGGTTGTCAATCTTATCTTGTGTGCGGAGAATGAGCGTTTCAACCTGTGCTTTCGTGACACCCTTACGTTTCCCATTGGTAAACGATTGAAGGTTTTGAATTTCTGCGTTTTGCGCTGTTGTGTATGTTCCTGTCAGCGCGCCCGTAAATGACAAACGGACGTTGCCTGATGCGCGAGCAACGGCTGTAATCGTTCGCTCTTCGCCCATTTCAGCGTCGCTTGTAATTTCGATTTTATCTCCCACTTCAAAACCAACCAATCGGTAATCAGCAGGGCTGATGTCGACGTGCGTCGAACCATCATCGAGTGCTAAGAAAACAGGGTCAGGGAATGGGATTTGAAGAATGTCAGCAACCTTCTGTGCCGACGTGTAGTAAAGTCTGTCGGGAAAGAGGGGGCGACCTTCGCGCTCACCTGTTTGAAATACGGTTGGCATCAGTCATCCCTCTCACGCATTCTTTCAACTACTCTCATTACACTCTTTTTTGTCCTTCTTGGATAATGTCCATGCGTGTTGTAGTATTCAAACACCGCTTGTCTGTAATCCTTAATTCGGGGTTTTCCTTCTCTTTTCAAATTGAGTATGTTCCGTTCTTGTTCTTCTTTCGCTCGTTTAGCGTCAAGTTGTTGTTGAAGCGGTGTCACTATCTGTCGTCTTTGTTGCTCGGCTTGACGCTGTTCGTTGAGGCGAGCCTCCTGTTGCTTCATCTCTTCCATCATTTGCCTATGCTCCGCGAAAGCAGGGTCATCATCGCCCATGTTCTTGAGCAATCGCCAAGCCTTCTCAAACGGATTCATCAGACCACCTCTTCGGTTTTCGCGAGATTGTAGTGCATTGGTTTCTTACACGCTCCGCATCGCTCAAGATAGCAAAAATGAAGCATACCACAGAACTTACAGCGCGTTCCCGCACCGATGTTGACAATGTCGCGGATGTTGCGCGTCTTCATGTTCTGACGTTTCACAACGCCTTTCAACTTGTCGCGCTCATCGGTCTTGACCATCGACTCTTCGGCTTTACGCCAACCCTGTTTTTCGAGGCGTTTTAACTCGTTCAAGTCCATGTCGCTCACCCTCATGAGGTGACGACTACGACATAGAGATTGCCCTGCAAGGTGTAAGAGGTGATTGCCTCAACCGTCTTCCCGTTTGTGTAATCGTCGAGAACCTTCTGAACTCCACCTGCCACAGCCGCGCCTGTTTCACACCCTTCATCGGGGTTAAATTCAAACACTTTTGTGTCGGACAAGGTGAATCACCTCATCGCTTGCCGAGTGCAAATAGACGTCCACCTGCGGCTACACCGGGGTCGGTAAAGTTGACCGTTGTGCCTACGACGTGAACGCCGACAGGACCCGCTGCTCCTGCTGAAGGAGTCATTGTTGCCATCAAAATCTCGGACATAAACGCGGAGAGGTCCGCGCTTGTATCGCCGTTTGCTACTGTTCCAGTAATCGCGATTAAATCGCCCATTGTGTGTGGTCTGTTATCACTTGTAAATGCCATATTCATTCATCTCCTGATGTTTGTGCTTGTTCCGCCTCGTTATTAGATTCTTCGGTCGGATTGAGGTATTCGTCAATAGCCGCGAGCAATTTCTTCTTTGTGGATAGTGAAGAAGACGCGATGCCTTTTTCTTCCATCCATGCGAGAATGTCGCCCTTCGTCCATCCCATGTCAGGGATACCGTCGTTTCCTGTATCAACAGTCGCGACAGCCTTCTCAAAGGTATGACCTTCGATAACGAAATCCGAGCCTTCAACAGCCGAGCGATTAGCGTCCAACCATTCAGCGGACACTTCGCGTGCTTGACCCCAAATCCACCATCCTAAGCGTCCACAGTTCGCACCTGTGCGACGTCGACCCTTGTAGGTAATTGTAGGCAAAAGAAACACCTCAAGCCAAAAGCAAAAGAAGCATCATTGATTCAGCAGTTCCAGTTTCGTGCTTGAGAACCAATGGTGTTCGCTTATGGATAACGGTGTTATCTGCAACGGTGTATCCCGGTGCGGCTTTGAGAGTCAAGACTGTGGCAGTCGCCGCGTCAAGAACGCCAATGAATCCACCTTCTGCATCAAGAACCGTATCGCCAACGCTGATGTTCGCGACAGCGGTTGAAGCACCGCCTGAACCGTCATCAATAGTCAAAGTTGCATCGGATTGCGCACCTGCAACAGTCGCGTCGCCAACAGCCGTTGATTGCGCGAGGTTGATGTTTGTTGCAACAGCCGCGCCAAGACCTTGAGCCGAAGCGTGCATGATTTCGCTGACTTGACCTGAAAGAGTCAAAGTCGCGTCGTTAGCAAAGCCGTTGACGTGTAGGACAACCAATCGTGGGTTGAACCTGTTTGCTCGGTCAGTCTGTTGCGGCTCAAAGGATGCGAGAGAGCCGGGATAGGATGCACCCATCCAAAGTGTTTCGTCTTGGTCAACACCGCCTTGCAGACCCAAGTCCATTTCGACTCGGAGACTGTTTGCGCTACTGACTGTGTATGTAATTCCTCTATGTGTTATTGCTACCATATTTCTTCACCTCATTGTAGGTCGCGAATTGAACCGCTTGCACCAAAGAAAGAACACCATAGTTCACCCATAGTTCGGTAAAGACCTTCTTGTCCAAGACGGTTAATCGCGAATGGGTCTCCGGTTTCAATTCCGGATTCAAAGTATTGTGTCGGGATAGCGGTTTGGAACCACAAGTAATCCGTGTCGAGATAGTAAATTCGCGACAGACTGCTTGCACCTTCGTCAGGCATATCCTTTGTTGGAATCATTGGGACACCGTTGTATGTAGCAACGATGAATCCTGCTTCAAGACCGGGAACACCCTTTACACCGTTGAAGGTTGGGGTGACACGCTTGCTGTCCATGAATCGCTGTTGTGATTGTAGGAGTTGTTGAACACGCATGAGTGTGTCGTAGCCTGTAAGCATAACCTTTGGATTACCACCGCGAGTCCAAAGTTGTTGGAACAATCCGTCCATCTGATTGAGGGACAGGTTGCGGTTCGCGGATGAGGAATCGACGTCGACTTCTGCGCTGTGGAAAGCGGCAGAACCATCGCGAGTGATGGAATACATATCGTGGTCGGTCAACGCACTAACGTGCGTTGTTCCTGTGGTCATCTTGTCAGGGTCAGAAGTGATTCGGTCAAGAGACTCAAAATCATTGCCGACAGGAGTGTCGACATCTTCAAGAAGCATTCGGTTGATGTGTTCAGCGTGGTGCTTACCCATCTCTTCTTTGAGGACTTGTCGGACATCGCCCATACCGTCGTCCTTGTCAGAAAGGAACATGCTTACTTCCGATAGGTCGAAAGTGTGCGCGACAGTCTTTGGCTTTGCGGCAACGTGAAGGAATTCAGGCTTGGAGGTGTCAGGAAGAACGCCGTTCTCCGCGATACCGCCACCCTTTGCGAAATCAGCGCGCTCGGTGAGGATACGCCATCCGCTTCTTTCCCACGGTTTCTTCGGAAGAATAGAGAAGGCGTTGAACTCTTGGTTGAGTTGCGACCATACTTTTCGTCCGTAAATTGCTTGGTATGTTCCTGCGGTGCTGGACAACAAAGGCGCGTCGGCCTTGAGAATGTCACCTGCTCCGTAGGTATATCCGGTTGAGGATGCGCCACCGTAATAGTAACGCTCCATGTCTTGAACTGTTCTTACATAATTTCTTGCCATCAGTTTTCACCTCCATTCAACGCTTTACCTGCAAGTCGGTGGACGTCGTCCCACGACATGTTTGCAAGTTCAGCGGTTTCAGGAATAGTAACGTTAGCGGTGGAAGCGGACTTTGCAATCATCGAGCCACCTGTGGAAGAAACGTTGTCAATGCGGTCATTGAGAGCAAGGACAGCCTTTTGCAGTTCGACCATAGGAGCGCGAGCATCAAAGTCAGCCTTAGCGAATGCATCAGCCTCCGCCTTTTGCTCTTTGATGAAGCGGTCGGTAAAGTGGCTGTTCAAGTCAGACTTGAATTGTTGCTCGTTAGCCGCAGCCTTGAACACCTCATAAGCAGACTCAATCTCGGACGGCGAAACGTTGTTCGCGTTAAGATAGTCGCCCTTAATTACGTTCTTGTTACCGGTTGGCGCGGAGCCAAAGTTCGGTTGAGGACGCTTACCGGAGTCGTCTTCACCTGCGCCTTCAAGAGAGCCTTGTCCGCGCATGTCAAAACTTGATTCACCGGGTCCGTATCCTTTGCTGAAATGGTCGCGAGCCGCGAGCGGGTCGAAACCTGCGCTCTTTACGGTCGATTCGAGCCATGTCAGGTAGTCCATTGTTATCATATCGTCACCTTTTCGTGTCATATCATCACCATACATCATGTCTTCGTTCTCGTCATCCTCGTCGTCTTCTTCGTCGTCGTCGCGAGGTGGAGTCTTTTTCTTTGGCTTGTCGTCACCGAATGGGCCGGGTTCGCCGTCTTGGTCGCGGTCGAGAGGGAGTGGCATACCCGCGTCTTTCTCTTCCTTGTCTTTTTTCTTCTTATCGTCGTCATCCTCTTCCTTGTCCAATTTTTTAGACAAGCGTTCAAGGACGCTTTGCAATTCAGTCATTGTGTTTGTCATCGTATCACCTGTGGTGTCTTCCTTGAGAATACGAAATTGTGCTTCAGGGTTGATTCCCTTTTCACAAATAGTAACCTCATGGAGTTCCATACGACGAATCTCGCGGTAATCTCCGCGTGTTTGGTCGCTCTTGTTGACACGCTCAAATGCTTGACCGCCAATAGAAAACGAGCGCAAGTTTCCTTTGCGGATTTCAGAAGCCACTTCTCGCGCCTTCTCGATGTCGCCACGCAACTTGATGACGACGAACATACCTGTGTCATCCACTTCGGATTTCCACATGCGTCCTGATGAGTCAGTATAGGAAGGAATGACTGTTCCGACTTGAATGTTAGAGTGTGCGAGTTGCACATTACGAAATCCGTCAGCCTTCATGAAGTTGCCGAATGCGTTCTTCAAAGCACTACGAGTGATTAAATCACCCTGCTTATCGACCATTTCGACAGAAGCATATCCCGCGACAACAAGGTCGTCACCAATGCCCTTCAAAATGAGGGGATTGGAGGAACCTGATGGAGCCGCAAGAATCGCCATTGTCTCACGGATTCAATGTCATGGTATATCAAGGGAACTCTTCTCAATCGCGATAACACCATCATCTTCAAGCGTTGCCACTTCACCTTGATTTGTTCGCAGTCGCTTGGTTTTCTTCGCTGTCGCGGGCTTTTCTTCGTTGTCATCGCGTGCCGCAGGGTCAAAATCGGGCATGGTGTCGTCGTTCATATTCTGCGTAGGTCCTCGCGGAGATTC